CCCGGTCGGCAATCGGCACTGGTCGTTCCGAGAGTTCATTGAGAAGAAACACCCGCTAACGCTGCGGCGACTGGCGAACGCCGACCAGTTCGCTTCGATCCAGATGAACCCCAAAGACAACATGGAAAACCTGTCAGAGGCGTACATCGAAGAGCTGGAAAACTCTAGCGACCGGACACGCCGCCGCTTCCTGCTCGGCGAATACGTGCCGGAAATGGAGGGTGCGCTTTGGAACTCGGAGACACTGGAACGAGGCCGCCTTGACCCCGTCTTGCCCGGCGAGACAGGTCAACTCGGCATCACCCGCATTGCAATCGGGGTTGACCCATCCGGCGCATCCGGGTCCGACGACAGTGACGCCAACGCAATTGGGATCGTCGTGGTCGGCCGGCAGAGCGGCACCAAAGGTCGCGGTTTTGTCCTTGAGGACGGAACCCTTGTCGCACATCCAAAGGTCTGGGCGCGCGTCGTCTGTGAACTGGTGGACAAATGGGGCGCCGATTGCATCGTGGCCGAGAAAAACTTCGGCGGCGAAATGGTCAGGCATACCATCAAGATGGCCAACCCAATGGCGCGGATCAAAGTGGTCACGGCATCCCGGGCGAAGCACGTCCGCGCGGAACCGATCGCTGCCCTTTACGAAGAGGAAGCGGGTGGATCGGGCGGCTCGTATATGGGCCGGTTTCAACACTGCGGCCGCTTCGATCAGTTAGAAGACGAGTTGTGCAACATGACCACAAGCGGATATCAGGGCTTAACTTCGCCGAACCGTCTTGATGCTTTGGTTTGGGCGGCGAGTGAGCTATTTGGTAAAACACCAGTGAGCCCGGAAGCATTTATCACGTCTGGCTCGTTCGCAAGGTTTCCTCGGGAGGTCGTCTGATGCCTACAATTTTCCAGCGCGCGTTTGCCGCTATTAACAGTTTCCGCGCATCGGCCACACCATCCAAGGCGGATCTGCGCTCGCCTGTTCTGTACGCAAACCCGCGCGTGGCTGCGACGGAAACATTCATTCGAAACCCTTCGCTGCTCGTAGCCTCCAAGTCGATGACCGTGTTCGACAAGATGCGAAACGACGACATGGTGAAGGCCGCTATGGCGCTCAAAAAGCAGTTCATCATTGCCTCTGGCTATGACGTTGTCAGCCCGGACGGGATGCCCCCAGATTGGGAGGTTACCGAGTTCGTGAAGCAGGCGCTGATGCGGATGGAAGACAGCTTCAGTAACAAGCTGCTGCACATCCTGACCGCGCTGGACTATGGCTTCAGCGTCACAGAGAAGATTTATGAGGCACACGAAGGCAAGCTGTGGCTGAAGCGACTGGTGACCGCCGCGCCACACGACATCCAGTTCGCGGTGAACGAGTTCGGTGAGATCACAGGCCTTGATCAATATGGCGCCGCAAGGACGGATGTCCGCAACGCGCCTCTCGGCAAGTTCATCATCTTCACTTGGGACAGCGACTTTTCAAACCCCTATGGAAACAGCGACCTGACGGCCGCGCACCGCCCCTATATCATGAAGGCGCAGGCCTACAACTGGATGGCCATCATGCTCGAAAAGTATGGCGTGCCGCCGATGTTCCTTCACTACGATCAGACGGCAATACCGCCCGACGTGCAGCCTTTGCTGACCAAGGCAATCACCGACTGGCAGATCGGCGGGTTCGGAGTGTTCCCGCGCGGTGAGAGCAAGGAGGCAGTAGAGTTCTACACGCCGGAACTATCGGGGCAAGTGTCTACGGTGTTCATCCCGGCGTTCCAGATGTTCAACTCCGATATCGCGCGCGCGCTGCTGATGCCGGGCTTGCTTGGCGTCACGCCGGATCAGGCACAAGGCTCATATGCCCGTAGCCAGACGCACTTCGACGTGTTCATGCTAGTGGTAGAGCATGCGCGAAACCAACTGGCGGATTGCGTCGTGCAAGAGCAGATCATCAAGCAGCTTGTAGACCTTAACTTCGCGGGCATTACTTACTACCCCAAGTTCACCTTCAGGCCTCTGTCCGACGACGTGCGGTCTGATCTCATCACGCTCTGGGGCACGCTCACGGGTCAGCGCGTAGTGCAGACCTCGCCGGCCGACGAAGAGCATATCCGCAAGCAACTCAAGTTCCCCGACATGGAAACCGCCGCAACCTCGATGCCAGAAGACGAGGAAGGCGAGGGAAGTGCATATGGGCCGCAGCCGGAACCCGCGCCGGGCGACGACCCGGAAAAAGAGGGTGAGGATGAGGATGGCGGTGAGGGTGCTGACGAAGAGAAGAAAGGCAAGGCCGAGTTTACGAACGAGCAGCGGCCGCTGACCAAGTATGAGCATAAAGTTTCATTCTCAAAGATCGAGCGCGATCTAGACGAGTTGCAGGCCGGTCACCTTGCTCGGCTTCTCGCTGCGTTTGACGAGATGAAAACGGCGGTCGAAGACGACATCCGCAGGACGTGGCAGCCGACGCTCGAATATGCAACCAGTTTCCAGAAGCTTCCCAAGTCCGATGCTCTGCTCGAGCGCGTGCGCGATATGCTGAACGAAGGTATGCAGCGTGGCCGGTCGTCTCTGATTTCCGAGCTGCCCGGCGCAAAGTTTGCAGAGGCGTCAATGCCAGATGCCGATCTGGACGATGCCCTCGCCTATCTGCGCGCCAAGTCGTTCTGGGTTTCCGGGGTCACCGACCAGCGCATCCTTGCGGACGTGCGGCAGGCCTTGCTGCAAGGCGTATCCAACGGTGACACTCTGACCGAAATCATGGACCGCTTGCGCACAATCTTTGCACCTTACGTCGAGGAAAGCAGGGACGAAAACGGCGTGCTGCTAAACCCTTCGCGCCTCGAAACCATCGTGCGGACAAACCTGATCGACGTGTACAATCAGGGTCGACTGGTGCAGGGCGAGCAGGCCGAAGAGTATCTGGAAGGGTGGCAATATAGCGCGATCCTCGACACCCGGACCACCGAGGTATGTCGCCATCTTGATGGCAAGGTATTTGAAGCGGGTGACAAGCGGGTCCACGCACTACGGCCGCCGCGCCACTTCAATTGCCGTTCGGTCATGGTCCCGATCATCATCGGCGAGACGATTGAAGAGCAGGACAAGATCACCGTCGATCAGGCGCGTACCGCTCGCGATCTTTCCGGCTCGAGTTTTTAGCCATGCACAAGGCAACGCAGCGGTTTGACATTCGCGAACATAAGCTGTGGGGCAAGTGCCTGATCGGGCGCGATGTTTACATCAGCGATATGGCCCGGGTGCGCGGCCGTCTCATGACTATCGAGATCGGCGACAACGCCAGTCTGGCCGACTTCGTCATGCTGATGGCCGAGGCGCCATTGCATATAGGATGCAATGCGCGGCTGCTGTTCCAGTCGGCGGTGATCGCGCACGAACGGATCACTATTTGCGCCGATACGGTCATAGGAGTTGGGGCAAAGATTATCTCTGGAGTTAACGGCCCGGATGGGTGGCACGCGAAATTTGTGGAGATCGGAACAGGCTGTGTGATATCAGCAGGGGCAGTGATTATGCCGGGCGTGACCTTACCCGCTCGCAGCTTCATCGATGTTAACGAGGTAGTCTATGCCTGACACTGTCCAGCTCAAGTTCGCCGAAGTGGCAAACGGATACGACAGCAATCTCCGCAGCGTGCGCGGCGTTGAGATTTTCAAGGTCGGCGAGTGGAACGGCGACAAGTACACGAACGATGACATCGATCAGATGATTGCGGCCTTTGGAAATCAGGGCTATGGCGTACCGCTCAAGCTTGGTCACGACGAGGTTTCCGGCGGTCAGGCTTACGGATGGGTTGACCGCATCTATCGTGTTGGCGATACGCTGAAAGCTGACTTCAAGGACATTCCTGCGTGGGTGTTCCAGTGGGTTTTCGTTGATCACGCCTACGATCAGGTCAGCATCGAAATCTATTTCAACTTGAAACGCGACGGAAAAACTTTTAAGCGTGCGTTGAAAGCAGTCGCACTGTTGGGAGCAGAAACCCCGGCGGTGTCAGGATTGGCCCCATTGCGTGAAGCAATGTTCACTCAGGGTGCCGAGTTCGAACAGGTTTTAACCTACAGCGCGAAGGTCACAAAAATGCCCGATCCAGTGAAGCCCGACAACTCCGCAGAACTCGCAACGTTGACCGCGAAGCTTGGCGAGAGCGCAACTCTTGTCACGACGCTTCAGGCGCAGATCACTGCTCAGAACGAGCAGCTTGCGTCCTTGTCGGCTCAGTTCGCCACGATGGCGGCAGAGCGGACAGCCAGCGAAATCACGACGAAGCTGTCGGCCGTAAAGGTTCCGGCGGTTCGCGAACACATCCGCCACATCTATCAGGCCCTCGCCGGCAAGACAGACGTGGTCAAGTTTACGACGGCGACCGGAACGGTTGAACGCCCGATCAGTGAGGTTCTCGACGAGCTGGTCTCCGAGGTGAACAAGCTCTCGGACGGCATCACCCGGGGTCAGACGCTGACTTCGCGCACGACGCGCACCGCACCAGTCAACGGCTCCGAAGACGCTGGCGTTGAACTGGCGAACGCCACCCGCGCCTACATGGCCGAACACAGCTTGCCGCCTGCAAAGTATGGCGAGGCAATGCAGAAGGTTCTGGCCACGAACAAGGAACTGCGTGAGC